CCACAAGGGTTAGATAAATGTCAACGATCTGACTGGTCTCTAACTCTTCCCACTCAGGAATATAAATCATTCTCTCTTCTGATTCGGGGTCTCGTAGCTTCTTTCTAAGTTCCTTACTTGTACGAATACCATATACTCTTGCCCTGTTGAGTTCTGCATCCCCAACAATCCTTACGTATAACTTCACAGGGTTTCCGGAAGCATCGTTGACTTCCACTTCTTGACCCCATCTGAACAGGGGTCTAATGTCTACATCGTTTTTATCAATTGATTCCATGTTCCTCTCCGTTAAAATAAATGGGGTCACAGCGCACAGATTGAAAATCAATACGATGTGACCCCGTGTTCTAATCCTTTACCATATGGTCGAAGTATTTAGTTGTTTATTAATCGATTACTTAGGGTTTAGCACCAGAGTAAACAATACACTCCGCTGTATCAGACATCCAGTTGAATACCTGTTGGGCATTGTCGTTGACGTTGATAGTATAGGAGTCGCCTGTTACACGTAGACTTGGGATATAGATAGACTTTAGAACTACACCTGAAACACTAGTATCGCAAGGATCATAGAGTTCAATGAGCAAGTCGATACCACTTACAACACAGCCTGTGCCAATCTGGAATTCGGTATCTCCAGAAGCAATACTGCCGTTTAGCAAGAGATCGATTAGTTCTGTGTCAGTGTCTAGTACGGTGATTGTGCCGTCAACTGTTGGTGTTTGTGACTGATAACCTACAACGGCTCTATTACCCATCTCACGTACAGGCTGAGGGTTCAAGTTACCATTGATAGTTACTGATTGTACACGGTCAATGTCAGTGGCCTTAATTAGGATCTTAACGTCCTGACCACGGATAGCATCGGGTATAACAGTGTCACTTACGTCCGACCAGTTATTTCCAGCAGGAGACGCATGATATACCACTAGTAATGTAGTAACGTATGCTTCGCCTAAAGTGACGGTAGTTCCAGAAACGCTAAATTCACCCGCTACTGCACCAGAAGCAACCTCATCCAGATAAGCACCATCGGAGATAACCGATAGAACTTTATTACCATTCGCTAGAACGATAGGGGTCTGTGATAGGGTAGCACTAGTACCTGGGGATGTGAAACGGTCTACAATAACGTCATTTTTAAACCAACGCTTTTCAGAACCGATTGCAGTATAATCTTCAGTAGACTCACCAGTTACGGAATAAGAATAAGAGAAGTCACGAATCTGCATTCTTTTAGCGTGGGCAGATTTAACATAGTCAGCAACAGTGTCATCCTTTACGAACAGGATGGCATCAATTTCGCCAAGTTGGTTAATGTCTACACCAGCCGCAGGATAAGCCGCACCAGTAGTCTGACCAGTTAGTACAGCAAAGATCTTAGTGCTTACGTCAAATGCTGAGAAAGTCAAAGTTACGTTTGGTACATCTAATACAAGTCCTGCATGTTGAGGGTTACCCAACTCATCTACGGTGGTGGTAGGAACATCGGTAGTAATCGAAAGTCTCTGAACTCTAGACACAAGTGCTGAGTTTTCAGGCCCTACGATTTTTAAAGCTAGTTCCTTGGATGGAATAGCAAGTCTTTTATGAGCCATTTAGTTATTCCTCCTAAATGATTGTTTGATAGAGTGCTGTAAAAGTCACAGCCGCTCGCCAGTAAAGTTTACTAACTAGATTGGGGTTGACCCTGATGATTTGCATTTTGATATCGTCTGTTAGTAAAACACCAATTTGTGTGGGAGACACGGATGGTGGAAAACCCTCATCATAGTCGTATACTGGAATTACATCTTCAATGTTATCTAAGATTCTGTATCCCATCTCATCTCTTTGGGATTTGTTTTCCGCAAAGACATCAATGCGATAAAGTACTCTACGGTAGCCGTGATGATTCCCCAACTCCAATGGATTCAATACAAGTTGTTGAGACTCAACTGAAACACATGGGACTTGTAGATCACTTACGGGAAACCCATCCTCAATCTTTACAAATGGGGCTGTTGAGAACAGGTTAGTGAGCCAATAGTATATACTTAAATCTTTCTTTCTTTCAATGTTCATTGCCATAGTTTATATCTTCCTTTTCTTTACGAATTGGCCTCCCTTACCTCGAATACGTACTGCTCCAGAACCATATGCCTCAACTCTAAACTCTTTGTCCTTAGTCTCAAAATAAACATAGTTCTCCTTTTTTACAACCTTCACTTGTTCCTTTTCTTGACCAAAGGCCTTCTCTGCATAGGTAGCCGCCGCAGTCTCTAAAGCGGCATATACATCGGCTGTTATTCCTGAGTAGTCTACCTGTAAGAGTTTTGCAAGTCTTTTTGAGGCATCAGTTTTGAATCTGTCATAGGCCTCAAAGAATGCCGCTGATACAGCATTTCCGATATTGGCTTGCATATTCGCTGGCCCAAACACTGGATATGGTATTCCTCCAGAGTCACTAGTAAACTTGGCACTAGCATTACCGTCTTCAATTAGTCTCCAGAATGGTGCTGTGTTATCGTCTAGAAAACCAATTCTCATCTCAATAGTGTCAGTGTAAAGTCCTATATATCTGTCGGTAATATCCTCTCCAGATGCCATAGCATCCTCGTCACTCATCTCATTAAAGTCTTCAGAAGTTATATTCTCGACCTTAATAATTTGATTGCCTTCCCTGTCCACCCCATAAATCTTTTCTCTCCAAAAGTAAGAGCGCATGTCACTGTTTTGGGTCTTACCAAAACCACCCTCTTCTCTGGCTTTCTTTACTGCGTCACCCCACTCATCTAGTTCCCCTAATGGAGTGAAATCTACGCTTACTGTGATTGTCTTAGCACCTTCATCGAAAGTGAGTGTTACTAACTCATCTATGTGAGCCACAACTGCATTTAGTATTTGGTTGATATAACTAGGCCAGTTGAACTCTTTAGTAGCGGCTGTGGCTTGAATTACTGTGGTAGTAACGTAGCCATTTAGAAAATCTTTGATATATCTTTTAGCTTCTACAAAAGCCGCTTTCTCTACTGCACTGTTTTGCTCTGCCTTCTCTAATACAAAAGCGGCATCAGCAATATACTCATAAACATCTTCTGCTCTAGTTGACAAATTATTTGCGAGAATAGCAACTTCGGCAAGAATATCTTGTTCAGAGTAATGTACCTTAGTTCCTTTCCCATGAATAATTCTTACTGGCATGTTAGTTCATCAAATGCTCTACATCTCCGAAAATTGCTCTAAGAACTGATCTAGTGTAGTTATTGAAGCAATCTAAAAAGAGTTTACGTGCGGCTTTATATTCTTCTGATTCGGGCGGTAGAACTTCCTCCAAGTCGTTTAGTAGCATGGCCTGATACTTTTTATTCTTACGGGCAACAAACTTGATAATGTCCATTAAGTCCAGACCTTGTATAACCACTCCTCTATTCTCTTCCATGATGTTATTTCTCCTTCTCCTTGAGTTCCAGTATGATCCTATTCAATTGCTGAAATCCTCGTAGAGTTGTATTCTTAATCTCCATGACCTTAGAATCAACCAAGATGTACGAATCACTGTTGGCTTGATTCTCATGTACATGTTTAACCAGTGCCAGATTTGCATCTGTATACTTTATTTGAAGTCTACACTCTCCATTCCATATCTGTCCACCAGCCTCCCACCCTAAACCATCACTACCTCCCCAGGTAATATGCCCACTGACAGTAGTGACATCATATATAGGTATCCAGTATCTCCCTGAACAAGTTGGACAGAAAGAGTCTGTGGCAGTATTAGTAACTGGATCTAAAGCACAAGTAGGACAACCAGAAAGTGTAACGCCATAAAAATAAACGTCTCTTCCAATAGCCCCTCTAATAGCATCTGTTACTTCAACTGTTTGGGCGGTAGGCCAAGTGATGGTGACTGTCATTCTTTAGTAACCTCATCAAAAATATCTTCCCACTGTCTCGCAATAACTTTCCAAGAGTACTGTTCAGAAGTAAACTTCTTAAGACACTTTTCAGAAAGTTCTTTTGTCAACTCAGGGCTGTCGTATAGAGTTTGTAATGCTGTCGCAACGTCCTCTGGACTACAGATTGAGCCGATAGTGTTAATTCTTTCTAGAACCATTTCTAACTTCGGAGGGATAATAATCCCGCAATCTTGGAACAATTCCTGACTTGTGCTGTTCCCAGGTACTACCTGGACTGCTCCTGTAGCGGCATGTTCCACGTTAGGCAAACCCCATCCCTCCCCAAGACTTGTATTAATCCCGACATCGCAAGCATTGTAAATCATGTTAAGTCGGTCATCCGAGACTCGTTGTACCTGTTGCTCTAGATTTGTAAGGATGATCCTTTTGTCCATGCCATAGTGTTTAGCCAGCCTCAGTGCATTCCAACCCACGTCAGTAATTCCAGCGTGATGATAGTACTTGACATTAGCAGGTTTACCTTCAGCAAAGAGGGCGAACCCATGTAGTGCAATGTCAATCCGTTTACGAGGCTGATTTCTATGAGCATTCAAGACGATAAATGAGTCTAGGAACTCATCTTTTGGTGGGTACAACTGTGCCTTGATTTCTCTTCTACCTTCTTTTAGTGGGTAGAAAATTTTAGTAGTAACCCCATGTGGGACGATCTTAAAATCAATTGTCTTAGGTGCGGCTTTCTTTAGTACATCATAACCAAATTGAGAATATGCTACAGCCTGAGAGACTACATCAAAATTCTTAAACCAATCTGGATCGAAGTGCGAAGCATCTACTGGAATGTAAACTACAACTTTAGGTGGCTGACTGCCCCACACACCCTTGATTTCTGCTAGATACTTATCTGTCATCCAAAGGTCGTTTAGGATAAAGATAACATCTGGTGCTAGGACTTTGAACTCCTTGATTCTATTTACACCATAAATGTCTCCACGAATAGACGCTGGATAAATCTTATGCTTGAAGTCATGAGGGTCTCCATAGTAGTTGATTCCTAAGTGGTGTACTTCGAATCTCTCACTATCGAGGTTCTCTATGATAGAGTGATTTACCCGTGAGAATCCTGTAGGTGTTACAGCATCCCCAATAAACAATATTTTCTTTTTCATTCCTTGCCTCCTTTATTCCTTTACAAATCTGAGCCACGTTCCCAAAGATTTCCTTTATATCCTGGTAGACTCTGTTTTACTGGAGTCGACAGTCTTTTACTTGGGGGCTGAATTAGTCCCTTTAGTTCTCCCCAATCTGTTGCCAGAGAAGCTTGCTTTGCTCTAGAGCCTTCTAGGTTGGAGTAAGATACTTCAAAGTCCTTCCAAGAAACTGCATTCCAAGAGTTAGCTTCAAGACTTCCTTCTTTCATGATAATGGAAGCCATTAAGATAATAGGTCGCTCATCGGTGACCTCAATTACTGGGGGTTCTGGTAACACAAAAGGAGAACCTGGATTTCGATATACATCATTGTCAGTCTCCACTAGATACTTGAAGTTCCACCATCTGCCAAGTGTCTTAACTGACATGATTAAAGCAACAAGAAGCCACGCATCTGTGTAACGATACGAGGCCGGATCATAGTCTCCTAAGTGGAGACGGAGATCGGGGATCAAATAATCTAGTGTAGTAGTAGCCATTACTCCTCGTCTGACGCTTGTAATTCTGATAGTCTAGCTTTGATATGGGCGACAATCTTATCAGACTTCTCCATATCCTGGGCCAACTTCAACATGCGATATACTGGCGCTGGTGATGTCATTTTGTTCAAAGC